AAAGCGATGCAAAAAGACCTTGACAATCTGAATAAAAGTAAAATTCAGCTTAAAGTTGACCTTACGCAGACTAAAAAGGAACTTGCGGAAGCAAAAAAGAGATTCCTTGAACTTGGTGATGCTGAATCGCGGGCGGCTTATATGGCGGCTGAAATGAACTACGATAACGTGAAGGCCAATCTCGATGCTGTATCGAAATCCATAAGAAGCACTCAGCGCGATATGGACAATCTTACGGGAGCGATGTCGAAGGCAGATGCGCGTATGGGAAGCAGCGGCGGAGGCGGAGAAGGTGGAGTACTGTCTCAGCTCTCTAAAGCAGGACTCTTTAACATGCTTAGCAGCGCCGGTGGGGAACTCGCGGGAACGCTTGTGACTTCGGCGGCAGGCGAACAGATTGGCAACTGGATAACATCAATAGCAGGCGGTGCCGCATCCGGCGCCGCCCTTGGTTCGGTTGTACCCGGAATTGGCACGGCCGTAGGTGCGGCCGTGGGTGCCGGCGCCGGAGCTATCAAGGCATTCACGCAGCAGTTTAGCTCGAAAGACGATGCGTTCAAGTCTGTTGTGGAAGATACTTATAACGATATTAAACAGACACAGGCAGAAGCACTTGATAACGGCTCAAG